CCTGCATATTCTCGCGGGTTGCGAATGACCCACTCGAAGCCCTCCGCAGTCGTCTCCCAGTCTGCCTGACTTGCGCCGGTATCGACGGGCCAGACTAGATCGATGAACTCTCCGAGCTGGAAGCTCAAGCCGTCAAGGATTGCCCAGACTCGCTCGACCGCTGTCGTAGTCATGTTGACTACGCTGATCCCCTTCGAGCGCATCCGTGCGGCGACATCGATTGAGATGTCCACCGGGCCAGAGTCTGCGCCGAGTCGGTTAGTCGCCACTGATCTGCTCCGTCAAGCTGGCGATCATAATCTCTGCGACCTTCTCCATCTCCTCCTCGAAGATCTTAAGGGCATCTTGTGCTGCCGGCCCAAGACCATCAGCGTCTTGCCCGCGCTTGTCACCGACCCTGCGGGCATGCTGCGCGTAAAAAGTCCCGCCGATCTTATCTCTCGCGTCATTGAAGACGACCGCAGAGATCCCACGCTGCCTAGCCTTCCAGCCTCGAAGGCTTCGACCAGATCGCTCGCTGTTCTCCGTGCCAAGCGGGACATAGTGAGCCTTTACCCCGTTAACTAGCTTGCGCGTTCCGATGGGCCACGGGTTGCCGGGGCGCACGTTATCCCCGCGCAACCTGTCCTTGAAGCGCGTGATGCCTTCCCCGAGTGCGTCGGTGAGCACGGCCCAGTCGATGTTTGTCGCGTTGTCGATCGCCTCTTGCAAGCCCTCGGTCTCGACGGATAGAAAGGTCTCGCTCATAGCTCGACATCCGTATCTATGCGGAAGCGGACGGAGCCGAAGAGCCACTCTCTTGATTCGTGAACCGTCCACGAGCTTGCTACGTGGTGGACGCTCCACTGCTCCGAGGCCGCAGAAGTGTCACCGCAGATCGCCTGGATAGCCGCGAGGGAATCAGCGAGGGCAACGTCTCGGGTCGTCTTGTAGTTGTGGACATTCTGAGCCCAGACGCAAAGCAGATCGATCTCGTAGCGAGCACGCTCGAAGCGGTCAAATCGGTCCCTGTATTGCGTCGTGTTTGCGATGGTAGTTGGGAGCACGGAGAAGGCGCGGTTCAACGCAGCCTCGGGAGCCCACCGGGGATTAAGAAGCTCGGCAGATTCGGACAGACTCGTGCCCGCCTCGACGAGCGTGGCCACGTTGTCGCAGACCTGAACATGGCTCAAGGCCATCGGCTGAGACTCCCCGTCTGCACGCCTGGGCCTCCGGTGAAGATGACCGCTTCGGCCCCTGCCTTCTCGTCGGCGTCTGCTTGCCCGTCTTGGCTGGAGTCGTAGTCAAAGCTGATCGACGCCCACTCCGACGCGAACATGTGCTGATAGTCCTCCGCCAGTTCGGCGTACTTGCCGTCACCCGCTGCCGTGTGCCCGTCTCGGAAGATCAACTCAAGCGACTTGAACACGAGCGCATCGTGTAGGGCGAAGGGGCTTAGAATCAGGTAAGGCATCCGCCCCGCCTTGAGGAGCATCCGAAGCAGGACTTCCCACGCTGCCGTGATGAAGTTGTCCGCGTCGTTCCCGGTCGCAATCAGCCGAGAGAGATTCTGGTGCCGGGCTTCGAGGTCTGTCGCGATGACGGTTGGGAAGAGGTTCGAGCGGACTAGAGATGCAGCCCGGACGAACATGACGGCAGGGTCGGCCCCGAACACAAGCTCCCACTCCAGCCGCCACCCGTCGCCATAGCTCTCGGACTCGGGCAGGGAGGCAGCCGCTACCGTGTACTGCACCACGCCGTCGCCTGTGATAGTCACCGCAGCCGCATCGACAATCTTAGTGTTGCTCGCGTTGTAGAGCGTCACCGTTCCAGAGGCCGGACCCGTCAGGTTCCCGGCCTCGTTGTAGATCTTCGCCTCGATCAAGTTGTCCTTCTCGCGAACGAGGAACTCCGGAATCGGTGCGTGGATCCTGTAGATCGTCGCGGCTGTCGTCATTCGACTACCTCGCCTGTCTCGGCGTTAATAGTGGCCGAAGCAATCAGCCCGCCGCTTTCGCTAAAGAACGAAAACTGGACCGTCGCTTCGTCTGCTCTCACGAAGTGAGAAGCGGAGTAGTAGTCACCCGAAGACAGCCCGAGGGCCGCGAGTGCCTGCGGGACGAGAAGCCAAATAGATCGTTGGTCAATCATTTGATAAGCCTAAGAAAGCGGACCTTGTGGCATGTCATCGTAAACGCCGTATTACTCCAAGGCCCCTGAGCCATGATGGACAGATAGCCGTCTGCGGCATCGGGCGAGCCCTCAAGAGGGAACATCGACGGGCTTGGACCTTCGACGGGCTTAATCAGTGACGAACCCCGCAGGCCGGACCATCCTGTATTTGCTACGAGCGCGGCGCGTGGCTCTGGAAATGACCCCTGCCAGTCTGAGACCGCTCCCTCAACCACGCCGATTCGAGGCCCGACCACAAGCTCAAAGAACGAAGCGTCGGCTGGGTTCGTCTGGGTATAGAACTCGTTCTGCTTGGTTATAAGCTCGACGCCTCGGCCCGAGCTGAAGTACTTAGCCTGGGCCGCTACCCACTGGTTTTGACTAGCCAAGTGACTATCACACGTGAGGCCGTAGGCTTGAAAGTCGTCAGAGAGTGCGGTCCCTGAAGTGATATGCGCCTGAATCACGACGATGTCATTGTAATAGTCGTAACTAGAAACGATGTCTGCGATCTTTGGACCGAGCCGAGGGGCTCTTGTCATTCCGTTGTAATAATCAGTGTTCGAGCTATTGTCCGCAATTGCTGCAATCTGTAACCCGGACGAGTTGATCTCAAACGTCGATGCGTAGGTGTCGAGATTGTTCGGCCCGCACATCGCCTGCCACGAGACAGCACCCGACGCCGCAGTTATCGTCACCGAGTCTGTCGGCGTGCCTGCGGCCAGGAAGTCGTGGGGGGTAAGCGCCGTGAAGTCAATCTCAGCCTCTACTTCCCACGCGGAGTCTTCGCCCCCACCTCCGCCGCCGCCGGATATGTTTCCACCGACAGGCATTAGCGGAACCAGATCACAGAGGCGACCGGAGTACCGGAGGCTGCTTTGACTTCAATCCCGAGATCGTCACCGATGCCGGGCGGAGGTGGACGAAGCGACCACGAGGAACCCGCCGGAACGTTCTCCTCGTTTGCGCCTGCGATCCTGACCGTGAACCCGATTGTCGCATCATCAAGCGTGACCGAGATGCTGCGCGCCCCGTCCTCAAGAGTGATGCTCGAACCGTAGGCGGTCGAGAGCGTCTGCGTTGCTGATCTGTAGATCGACATTATGCGAGAGTCGCTACTTCGCCCGAGACCACGCTTGCGCCGGCTCGCGTCTTAACCATCAGCTTCGGGCCAACTGGATTGATGAAGAACACGACTTCGCCGTCTGCAACGATTCCGTCGTCCGGCTCGTTGGTGCTCACCTTGAAGTACATGTTTTCGCTGTCATCAACCGAGATCGAGTGATGAAGGCTCTTAGTTCCCTTTGCCATTTCAATGCTCCCTTTCGAGGAGACCGGGCAGCAAGCCCAGCCATTGATTAGCGGTGATCAGCGTTTGCGCTTCACCCCGTCTACTACATAGCGAGCCGCAGCCCGCGCTTTCTTCTGTGCTTGTTCGTGCGACAACTTGCCCCGAGACTCTCTAACGAGTCGGCCCGTCATCGTGTCGATCTTACTGCGAACGCCTTCCTTCTCACCCGACATCGGAAGCCTCCGCAGTCTTGCGCTTGCGCTTCGGCGCTCCCGCTTTCTTCATCGCTGCGATCCGCTCTTCAGCTCGCTTGAGTCGGCCCGCTGCGATCTGGTTCGCCGGGTTCAAAGACACCGCGCCTTGCAGGCGTTCGATCTTCTTCATCTCGTCGTGGACTTTGATCTTGAGGATGTTCGGTGACATCGGGGAGACGATGCCCGTTGCGACTAGGTGCCGCAAGAAGGCGTAGTAGTCCTCACCGCCCGGCTCCACGAACATGCGCCCAGCTTCGACCGAGATCTTCTGGAAGGGATCAATGTAGGAGTTCCCACCGGCAGCGTGTGGCACTGCGACCATGTAGTCTTGATACTCGCCTAGGCGCGGATCGGAGGGCTGGATCACTTGCCAGCCTCTGCGCATGTTGCCCGCGACTGCGAGATCAATCCCGCCGCCCTCGGTCACTCCGTCGCAGCCGGGATCGACCACGAGCTTTCCGAGACCAGGGAGCCATTCCTTGCCCGTGAACATCCATCGGTGCGGATGCCACTTGAAGAGAAAGCGCGGCTGTTTGCGGACGCGGTGCGGGATCTTAACTGCATCGAGCCGCTCTGCTTGAGAGACTCGCTTGCCTAGTACTTGTGCCATTGGAGTTCCTACCCTCTTGTGACTTGGTTGGGGAGTACGCGCCAGACGGAGGTGGCAGCCTTGCCAGCCTTTGCGTCTTTCGCGTTCTTGTGAAAGCTGATCAGCCATCCGCCTTCGATGCGTTCACCGGAGGCATGAGCGGGCTCCTCCTTTGACCAACGGAGTGCGGCGTTAACCGCAGCCCCGAAGGTCAAGGGAGAAGAATCACGGAGGCTGATATAACCGTGAACCGCCATCTTGTTACCGGTCCGTGATGATAGCCACGCCCCTGTCATCCTCACCTACCGAGACGCCCAAAAATGCGTGGGCGACGATGCGAGATAGGCCGGGGTCGGCTACTCGATCGAATTCAGCGTAGATGGGCGACTGAGCCGGTGCCATCACTGCTCCAGGCATGATGCCTCGTGCGGAAGCTTCGGCGTAGGCGATGCCGCCCTGAGCCATCATAAACCCGGCGCTGTCTGCGCCCGCATTTGCGGTCGGGACGAGGTCGCTGGTGTAGAAGTCAATGCCAAGAAAGCGCCCCTTGTAACCTTGCCCGTGGATCTGCAAAGCCTCTGCGGTCGCCGGCATGAACTGAACAGCTCCGCCTTCGGACCGAAGAGATTCCTGTAAATCTGTCCACTGGGTGGGGAAAAGAACCGCGCTGAAAGGCGGGTTGTTCACTGCTCCTTCGAGCTGAAAGATGGCGGCATAGATGTCGTCCATCGTCAGATCGACCGTAGTGGTTCCGACTGTGTTGGTGAAGCCAGCGCCAGCGGTGCAAGCAAGCTCGGTGAACCGTCGAATGTAGGAGTCTGCGACTGCTCGCGAGAGCTGCTCCATTCCAAGGTTTCCGGGTCCACCAGTGACCTGCATCAGGTCGGAAAGCTCGTAAGCGATCAGACTCTGCGCGATCGTAATCGACAAGCTCGAATCGGGGAGAGCTGAGTTGCCGCTCGGGGTGACCTCATCGGCGTTCACGGCGCTCATGGCGGTACCGAAGTTGACCTGAGAGGTCTTCGAGACGGCAGAGCCCGAGCCGCCAAGGTCGGCAACCTTCAAGCAGATCTGACGCAAATCCGTGCGGTCGAATAACAAATCCCACAGATTTTGGTTCAAGATTTCAGCGGCGCGAAGATCGCCACCTGCTCCGGCGTAGGTAATTTCATTGGCCATTTTTAAAAAGCTCCAGCCCTGTCGGGCGCTGATGTTGTTTGGTTGTCAACGCTCGCCCGTTACGGTGGGAGTGACCTGCGCCGTGCTTGCTCTCGGTTAACCCGTTGCGGTGGGAAGACCTGCCGATCGCTAGCTGCCTTTAAGGGTAAGCGCGTCTCGCTCGGCCCGTCAAGAATTTCCTAGAAAGGGAACTTCACCCCGTTCATCAGTTCAGACTTCTGTCGGCGGAACTCCTCGCGGCTCATCCCCGAGATGCTGCCGGGTGTGTAAGGCTGCGCGGCGGGCGGGGCTGGCTTGCGTGCGTTGTTGCTTGAAGGCATCGCAGGCGTCGAAGGGGTGGCTTGAGCAGGAGGATCGCCAGTCGGCTGAACTTGGGAAGCGTCTGCACTGGGGGTGGGTGTTAGGTAGGACGCGATCAGCGGGATCTGTCGGCCTTCCTGCTCAAACCAATCTTGAAATTCTCCGGGGCTCTCGGCTGCGGCATAGCGTCGGCGAAGGACATCGCCCGCGTCAGGGTCGGAGATGCCAGCGGTAAGGAGCACTCGGTCCTGACCCCATCGGGCCTGCGCCTCGGTGTGCTTGGCCTGGAGTCCGTCGAACTGGGAGCGGACTTCGGAGAGCGTCTCAAGCTCTGCTTGCAGTGCTCCGCTCTTCTTCTCCCAATCTGTGCTCGTCGTGCGTAGCGTCTCTAGCTCAGTCTGGAGAGAGTTGCGAGCCTCTCGGATCTTCGCCGTGCGCTCTCCGATGATCTCGTCTAGTTGCGTCTGCGTGTAAGTCTTCTCTTCGCTCATACTTGCCCGCCTCCTACGCCGGGAAAGAGTGCCCGCTCTTGGCGGATTGTTTCAAGGTGTGCGATTGCCTCGGCCCGCTCCATCCCTGGATGCTGGGCGAGAATAATGTCCACGGGGGAAGCTAGGCCGACATCGAAGAGCGCTGTGACTTCTCCGACTCGTGCTTGCCGCTCGCTTGGGGTGGGCGGGATCGCCATGTAGCGGATCGAATAGCCCGACTCGGGAAGGCTGCCGCCTTCGTTCGCATTGAGCAGAGCAGCGGAGAGCGCGAGCACTTCCTTGTCTGCTCTCTCGAACTGCGCCTCACTTGCCTTTTGGATCCTGCGAACCGTCTCCCGCTTGAGGGCGATCGCATAGCCGGACTCGGCTGCGCCTCCGCTTTTCTGGAAGTCGTCAGGGCTCAAGCCTGCGTGAGCGAGGCAAGCTTTCTCGTAGCTGTGGATCGCCATCTCGTAGCGCTCAGGATCTACGCTCGCCCCGAACTGCCCGAGCCTGCCGCCGCCGGGAACGTCTTCGGTGAAGGTTGCGATCGCGGTCGGGTCGAGGTGGACTTCTTTGCGGGACGCACTGCCCGAGCCCCTGACCGCTCCGCCGCCGAGCTGGACGCCAATCGCCCACCGCTGCGAGTACGCAGCATCCCGGCAGAGGTAGCCGAAGAAGGTCCAGAAGCAAGCAATCAAGAGCGTGGCCTCGACCTGCTCTCTGTTCTCGGTCCAGTTCCAGAGGCTGCCCGTTCGCTGCGCATGATAGAGCGCATAGGGCAGGACGGGTTCGCCCTCGACTATGTAGGGGTAGTTCGCCCCGCTGAAGTCGCCGCCTAGAATCTGCTCGGTGATGTCCTTAGCGTCTGCGATGTCTCCGCTGTCACCGGGGAGGAGCACTCGGTAGCTCGGGTTCGCCGGGTCGCGGATGTCGAGAACGTCCCAGGTCCATTGATCCCGAGGCCCTCGGTTGTCTCCCATGTCGATCGAGGCTAGGCGAGCTTCAACGACTAGTGCGGGCTGATCGGGGTCGTCCGGCAGGGCTTCAAGGTAGACAAGGTCGGAAGGCACGGCACGGTAGAGCAGCGCGCCTCGCTCGGTCGTGTAGTCGGTTCGGATCAAGCCCTCGCGCATTCCGATCGTGTTGCGTGCGTTGCGTGCTCCGATCGACCAGAGGCCGTCCGTCCGAACTCGCTTCGCAAACTCGTCAACGTCGGCGTCAGGGTGCGTGACTCGTGGCGCGGTGTCGTACTGGACCGAGAGTTGTTTCGTAATGGCCCCGAAGAGGTTGCGCGAGATGTCGAGGTTGCCAAAGCGCTGATAGCTGGAGTCGGGAAAGAACTCGCGGGCCTTGTTTTCTAGGTCCTGCTTCCACTGTCCTTCGAGCAGGCGGCGGCGCAGTCGAGAGTGCGTGCGGCGCGTCTCGTCGTCCTGAGAGGGAAGGGGCGGAACATCGGAAAGTGCGTTTGTGTCTTGGCTCATGCTGTCCTTCG